TTATGCTCTAAATTACCTAGTGTCCATAATCTAATATTTGAGATAGCACCATCTAGTGCTGACATATCTGCTAGTCTCATCTTTTCTAACATGATAATATCATCTAAAATAGCATATATCATTGGATTGGCCCACAGTTGCCAATCATCTTTCTTATAATGAAATACGCATAATCTTTCAGAATCAAGAGGTATACGTTTTTCTTTATTCATTAATGCGGTTTTGATATTAACTGGTAGACTATCTAATACATCGTTTGGTATTGAACCGCTTTGAAATGTATCTAAAAATGTACCAGCATTCAATGTGTAGTTAGAAATGCCCATAAACAAAGCGAGTTTGCCATCTTTAATTTCTATGGTTAGTGGGCTAAAGAAATTATATCTCCAAGGAATTTGATTTTGTTTCATATTAGGAACTTCTACCCTAATATCCTTGGCGAGAGACTTCATATATCGTTCAAGATCTGGAGTTACATTAGCATAACTCCTATACATAATTACATTACCAGTTTTATATAGATTATTTAAAAATCTTTCTGATCTTTCCTTACCGTTTACACTTTTGAACCATTGCTGATAAAATTTTTCAACGGTCTTATTGGGATGAACGATATTAATACCTTGACTACCAAAATCACCCATGAGATCAATAATGTTACGAATAATACCTACTTTATCATAAGCATCCATGCACATCTTAATAATACGACGCTGTTGAGTTGGTACAGACTCAGTTTGTCGAAATGCATAGTAATCAAGTTTATTAAACCCAGGTCTAACTGACCTATTTGGCTCAATATCTATAAAAGTTCTATATGCATCACTACCAGTAGATTTATTTAATCCAGAATATGAGTCAACATTGTCCGACATTCTGCCAAGAGCCTGTTCTTTGCTAGAAAAGTTATCGTCAGACCAAGTTATCATTTCGTCGCTCATAGTTTTTCCTTAATTGGAATGTAATTGGAATGCTACTTTTTAATACACATCTTTCATCTGATCAGCAAACCAGCTGGGGCCAGTATATAGCCTTTCGTCAGACTTTTGTGGCGTATGACCACCAGTTGCAAAACCGCCGTAAAACTGATATTCTTCTTGTGTCGGTTTTCTATGAATTATTCTAGCCGCCATATTTGCCATTAACAATGAAGAGTAGCGGTCTTTTCGCATTTTACTTTTTTTACCAGTTCCTACTATTACTTCTGGAGTATCCCATCGATCTCTGCCATTAGATGTTTGAGTCATCTGAATCATAGATAATTCATCTTTTAATTCCTCTATGTCCATTACGCATTCTTCTAAAGTGTCAAACATTCTACTTTTAAGACCATCTTCAGAGTTAGAAAGACCTAAAGTTATAGAATCAAAAAATGGGAATAATAACACTTTATCTTCAAAGTCCTTTCTCATTCCGTGGTTTGCCTCTGCAAGCCAATCATATTTAGCAAATTGACACATTTCTAGAATGTGTAATCCTCTTTCACCATCTGTATCCTTTGGTTTATCGTCATCAATAACTGGCCAGATTGCTAATTCTCCATCTTTTAATTTATCTTTATCATGTAGAGATTCCATAACAGCAACACCGCCACCTTGTGCGTCCATAGCAATATGTACACATGGAAATAATTTCATTAAATCTCTGATTTTTCTAGCACAGTAAGCATAAAAATCTGTTTCATTAGCATACCCGCGTTTTACTTTTTCTTTGTGTTCTTGTCTGGTAGTTGTCCAGCAATGCACTATTCTTCTGTGATCTCCGCATATTTCCAATACAACAATACTAAAATTATCTACTTCAGATGCTGGGTCAACACCAAATACGTATCTTTTTTCTTTATCACCAATGAGAGTAGCTTCAAACTTAATAACATTATTTTTAGAATCTTTAATAGGAAACTCATTATTACCAACAACACAGGATTCGATTAGTGATCTCTTAAAAAATCCTTGACTATCTCTAGTAAAACAAGCCCCATATTCCATTTGATAAATACCAGCGTGTACAGTAGCCTTTGATCTAGCTACTTGATCAGCATCCATAAAGCCTGGAGGTAACAATTCATAGGGCATTCTAATGATAGAATATTGTCTCCAATCAAAAGTCTCTGGTGGTCTTTCACCGCCGAAGACTTCTGTTAACTTGGCTATATTACCTCTACTTTTTATAATCGCCTTCCACTTTTTCCAGTATGTAGCAAAGTGATTAAAATCATAATATGCTGTACCAGATATAATAATTTGATTGTCTTTAACTTCTGGATTTTCTTCCTCAGTTTCTAATTCTATTCCTAGTTCTGCCGCCTTTTTCCTGGCAGATAATCTCTTAACATTTTGCACTGGATCAGCACTAACAGCAGCGAAACCGGCAACAACATTCTCAAAAATATCTCTTGGTATCGACGCAAATTCGTCAGCAATAATATCGTTTGCACGTTGACCTCTAATCTTTTGGCCGTCGCCAAGAGGTAAGCATGTAATTACGCTTTCATTAATCCTCATTGTGCAACGATCAACATCTCTGGTTGGCCCGCTGTTGCCATCACACATATCTCTTAGCATTGGAGCATTACGCCAAATAGTTTCCATATATTCAAACAAAACTTTGGATTGTCTAAAAGCGGCACCAACTATGACAATCTTGCGTTTTGGTAATAGCATTGCTCTTATTATTGAATACAATGCTAATTTAAAAGATTTACCAAGACCTCGACTACCAACTAACATTGGAAATTTTCTATTCCATAGTTCAGTTAAAATAAGCGATTGAGATGGCAGTAATTGTATATTAAGTATTTGATGACATAAGAATGGTAAATATTCTGGTCTACTCATCAACCAAGAAAGTTTGAGGTGAAAATCGTCATCAGATGGATTTAGTATAGATGTTGGATTAAAGATGTCAGCATCAATAACATCTAAACCAAGCCAAGCTTCATCTATTACTTTTAAATTATCTTTTTTCATTCAGTAAAGTGCCAGTTTTTTAAAATAGAATCGGCAAAACCATAATATACTGCCTCTTCTGCATTTAGATACCAATCTCCAGACTTTAACTTTCTAATAAGATATTGGCGAACTTGTTTAACACTTGGCTTCTTTCCAAATTTTTCATAAAAGAATTTGCCCTCTACGCATCTACCGGCATATATATTAAACATGGTATCAGCAGTTTTTCTTTCATAATCAGCTTGATTCATAGCACTTAAGTAGTCAGTATTGATATCACTAGATCCATAATGCGACATAAAGTGGGCGTTTGGAGTCATATAACGATAATCTGCCGCTTGCATAAAAATACTACTCATCGATTCAGCCTGACCATAAATGATAATTGTCACATATGATCTACACATCTGTATAGCGTCATAGATAGCCATTCCATCTGTCCATTCTCCACCTATACTGTGGCAATGTATAGTGATGTTAGCATTGCTTCGCATATCTAATGCTCTTAAATTTTTGATAAAAGTATTAGACATTCTATATTCAACGCCAGGATTTTGATTGTCTTCTGCGTGATAATGATTATGAAGGAATATCTCCCTTGTGGCAATATTAGCCCCATAGTCATGGAAATCTTTAAGTAATTCTGGTTCAGCCATCACTTTTTCCTCCCTATGGTATACATTTCATTAACACGTTTTAATATGCTGCTTACAGCTATAAATGCGTTAGTTTTGTTGCCACAAAATAAGATTTGAACATTATTATATAACTGAAATTCAAATAAACACTTAAGCATATATTTACCAGTAATTTTGAGAGATGCCTTATTTCTAACTGGTATTCTGGTTTCATCTGGAAATTTTATTAAGTCTTCTAGAGAAAATTCTAAAACAATAAACTTATGTGGAAATGGATCCATTCGCTCTATCTCAGCAAGGAATGCATGTTTCTTTTGTCCCAAATTAACAGCTAATTCCTCAACACATCCTTTTCTCTCTATGCATATTTTATCTTCCATTCCCTTAATAGAATAATCGCCGGTATCTAATTTTTCTTCTATCATACCAGCGCAAGTATTGAACTCACGAAAAAAATATCCGTCCTGCTCTCTGGTATCTTTTATAACAGTAAACTTAGGGGCTTCTTTATAGGGCATTGATAATTTCCTTGAATAGAGCCTCGTAATGAATTTCTTTACCTTTTATAGAATCATGACATTGGCGACATAATGTTATACCATTATTAGTATCATATCTCAACGAATGGGCAGATGCCCATCTTTTAATATGATGCACATTTAATCTTGTTTTTTTACCGCATCCAGGCATCATGCATTGTCTTTTATCTCTTTTTAAGACAGCTTTTCTAAAGCTTTCATATGCTGGATCGTCGTAATTTCTTTTCATAATTGATATATTTTATCTATTCTAGATTTTAATCTAATTTGCCTACAAACTATTCTCATATCTATAGAAGAATTTTGATTCATAATAATCTTAATAAGATCATTAAAAACTTCAAAACATGCTTCGTCTGGATCAGATGACGTTATAAATATAGTTGGAAATGGACTATTATATGATTTAAGAAACAAATGTCTTATTTGGCTAAACACATTTGATATATCTATCATTATGCGATAACTTCTCATTTAATTTCTCTTCTATCATAAGTTTAACAAGACTATTAAAGTCATGTTTTGGAGTCCATCCCAACTTAACCTTTGCTTTTTCTGCCTTACCTTTTAAGTAATATACTTCAGATGGTCTATAGTATCTTTCATCCTGACCAACATATTTATTCCAATTTGTGATATTAAAATAACCAAAACTGGCATCTAATAGATCGCGTATTGAGTGGGTTTTTTCTGTGCATATCACATAATCGTCTGGATCGTCTTGCTGAAGCATTAGCCACATAGCCTCGACATAATCTCCAGCATAGCCCCAATCTCTATAAGAGTCTAGATTGCCTAGTATTAATTTAGGAAATGTAACATCATTATATATGATATTTTCATCATCAGAGTCTAAATAAATAGTATTTGTGATATTATTATCACACATCCAATGTACGAAATTAGCAAGCCAATTGATTACTTTTTTAGTAACAAAGTTATCGCCGCGTCTTGGGCCTTCGTGGTTAAATAAAATACCACAACTTGCATGTAAATTGTAGGCTTCACGATATAATCTAACAGAGTGATGAGCGGCACACTTAGCAATAGCGTATGGGGACTGTGGTAAAAACTTAGTATTTTCGTCTTGATATTTATTTCCTTCTCGGTCCATATCATAACAAGCCCCAAACATTTCGCTGGAAGAGGCTTGATAAAATCGGGCAGATGGCATATAATCCTTAATGTGCTGTAAGATATTTAGGCAACCTTTTCCGGTAATATCCCAAGTAAGCAGAGGCTGAGAAAATGAGGTTCCTACATGAGATTGGGCAGCGAGATTGTAGACTTCATCTACATGTTCGTAATTATTAAGGACATTAGCAACACTGCCAGAATCTGTTATGTCTCCCTCGACTAACTGGAACCTAGAATGATTCAATATGTGCTTTATTCTTTGTGTATTGTCAGTACTGCTTCGTCGTGCTACACCAACTACTTGATAGTTCTTCTCTAGTAGTAGGTCTGCTAGATGGCTTCCATCCTGTCCAGTAACTCCAAATATAATCGCCTTCATAATTTATTCCTTTTTGACTACCCAAGAACTATTATCCATTATTTTAAACTTACCGCTGAAAAATTCATTTACTGCCATCACTACGCCGTCAGTATTTCCATAATCATGTCCAGAAATGTATCCACCAACTTTTACCTTTGGTAGCCAGCATTCAATATCTTTTTTAACAGCCTCGTATGAATGAGTCATATCTATATAAACAATATCACATGAGTTATCTTCAAATTGTTCAGAAGCAAGAGCAGAGTCCATACGTAATGGAATAAAGTTACGACTGCCCATATTATCTAAAAAGATTGTATAGATATCTGTTTCTGTGGCTAACTTATGAGTAGTTTCCAGTTCGTCTGGAGAACCTTGCCATGTGTCCACAATGTAAATTTTTACTCTATCTCCAGCCTTATCGCATAGATATGCTGAACTAGAACCTAGCCATGCTCCACATTCAACAAAGATACCATTATCTGGTATAGTTGACAGTAAAAAATCAAATGTGTTTGGATAATCAAACCAGCCCTGTATTTCATTAAACTTTTTCATATTTACCTCAAGTAATTATAATAAGAAAGATACTCATCAATGCATATAACTGGTCCATTTTTGGCACAAGTTTCAGCATATAAACCGTCATGATAATAAATATATTCGTGCCTTACGTTTTTATTATATTTCCATTTGATCATAAAAGATGCAGTGTCTATATAATTAACACATGGGTATGAAGTAGGATGCAATCTAGGATTATTGTTTTTATATAATTGACCCCATGTTATTATTGAGAAATCCATATTTATATATTTTAGTATAGAGTTATACCAGTTTGGATGAATTATATTATCATCATCATGTAAAAGAATTAGATCTTCATCTTTTATATCTAAGTGATCAAGGGCATAATTTCGAGCTTTTGTACCAACAACTCCAGTATCTGGACATTTCATAAATATTGCATTTAGTGAAGTATTAATCATTGATATTTTATCATCATATACTATAACCCATGAGCATTCTTCTGGTATATTTTTAGAAATAGTTTCTAGATTTTCTGGCCTAGTGCATGGGGTTATTATGTATATCATAAATTATTTAGAAATAAATTCAGATAAAAGTTTCGCATAATCTTGTTTCCACTTTGGACACAAATAGATGTCGCCAGTTGGTATTTTGTTATCTTTTCTTAAATTTTCTATATGTTCTGAATGTCTTTCTATAACATTTGGTCTGTCTGGAGTATCTGTTCCCATTCCGCTCATATGGTAACTTCTATTAGCCCAATAATAGAACCAACTAACTTCATTGTCTGGAGGAGATGCTAAAACAATATTTTTTGATTTTTCTTTAATTTTGATAACAAATGTCATATCATATCCAGCATTTTCTTTAGCATGTCCACCAAGAGATTGCCATATATTTTTACTGTAGACTATTCCAGCATTTCCAACGCTTCCTATAGAAGATATTGCTCCGCTATTAAATAGTACGCCTCTTTGCCAATGAAGCAAATCAGATTGTTGATGAAAATATTTATTTATATTTGATAAATGGTTAGACATAGCTATATCATCATCGTCCCAAACTGCTATGGTGTCATAAGAACAATTTTCTATAGCAAAATTTTCTTTATCTCCTATAGTATCAAAAGTAAAATCTAGATTTACAATTTTTACTTTAGGGTGATCAAAATATAACTTTTGTAATGGATAATCATTTATAATGATTAGTTCATAGTCTCCGTCATAATCTTGAATAAGAAAAGAGTACAGTGCTTCCTCAAGAGTGTCTACTCTACCATAAGTTATGCATTTACAAGATATAGATCTCATTCTATCACCGTATCTGGAGTTAGAAAGGGTTGATCGATCTGCCCATCTTCGTATTTATGAAAAGCACTTAGTCTCTCACGCTCCTTGTTCATAGCAAGTCTCATCTTTTCCATTTCAATTCCATATCGCTTTAGAGTTTCTGGATCTTGCATTAGATTAGCTACCCACGATGTGAAACTTTGCTTACTATCTTCTAGTCTCTTGATGCGCTGTTCACGGGTTCCCTTCATTTCTCTAAGAATAGCGGCCTTCTTAGTTTGAAGTTCACGATAGTCACGATTGAGGGCTTCTT